CTCATTTCATTTGGATTTTTAACATCAAGCCCTTTAGCTTTTGCAGATTTTGTGTTAGCCTTTCCTTTATCTCTTTGATAATCGTTTTGTTGTTTTTTCATTTTTTGAGTATCATCAAAAAATTTATCTCCAGCTTTGTAACCTTTTTTAGCAATAGTTTTTTCTCTTGTAGAAATTCGTTTAGCACCAGCTCTTTCTGTATTTCCAAATGCAGAAGTTCTATTAAAACCTGCATATAAATCAGTAGCAGGATTTCCAGCTATACGATCTGTATTACCCACAGTATTAAAATATTGTCTATTAAATTTATCGGTTGGACTATCTTTGGGTAATGCTCCAAGAATCATACCACCTACAGCTTTAGCTGGGTTTATTATAAGACCTACAGATTTTGCTAAAGGTGATAAAGATGTTGCAACTTTTTTAAGTTCGGTTTGAACTACATTTGGTTTTGTAGTTGCTGCTTTTATTTGTGTAGGATCAAATCGTGTTTTAAATTTTTCTGTTTCAGATCTATAAGTTTTTGGTGCAACAGGTGGCACAGGTCCAATAGTTCCTAATGCTTTAGTTCTTTGTCTGTCTGCTAAAACTTGATCTACATTCTGTCTACCAATTTGATTTGGAGCTGTAACTTCACTTTCTTTAGTTGGTATACTTTCTCTATTTGGTATTGACCCTCCATAATCTCCTAACATATCAGGTCTAGTATCAGTTCTTAAATTCTCTGTTAAACTTGGATCTTTAGTCATTGGTGTAGTCATTGATTGATCTGCACCACCACCGCCTTGTTGATTGTAATAAAAAGGTTGTACATCTCCAAACGCTTGTTTTGTTTGTGAACTTAAAGCTGCGGTATCTTTAGTATTATCTTGAGTTGCTGTAGTTTTAGTAGCTTCTGCTTTTAATTCAGGAAGATTTAATTTAGTTAATTTATCAAATCCTACTGATTTAAGATTATAGTTTCCACTAGCATCTTTTTGAAACTCGTAAGTTCCTCCTCCGACTCTAGATGTATCCCAAGTATTTGCCATTATTTTTCCTTACTGAGTTTTATTGCCTGTGGTAGGGTCAGAAGTTTTCGCACTAAAGCCAGCTTCCCCTGGCATCGGTACATTACCAGTTCCGATGTTGCCACCTCCAGCTCCTGTTGGATCTGCTGTCGAAGCTCCTGCAGGTACTCCTCCCATATTGCCCATTGGGCTTTGTTGTCCACTATTGCTTGTATTTTGTTGATTTCCATTTGCCATCCCCATTATGTGTGCATATATAGCTGCTTTTTCTGGATCATTAATCAATTGATCAGGATCAATATCCAAAGCTTTTGCAACTTCTTTTAAACATGTATGCCATTTAACAAACGGTGCTAACGAAGGATTCGATGCAGTTTGCATAAATGTCATAAGTCTTTGTGATCTAACTTCTTTTTGCATTAGAGATGATGTTCCCTGTGCTTTAATATCTAGATCACCCTTTATTTCTGGTCTATCAATATTGAATTGCATATTCCAGTAAAATAAAGATTCTCCTAGGGGTTTCAATAAATAGTCATCAATATTTTTAATAACTGTTTTAATACTTAATGCTGCAGCTCCCATTAGCATTGACATGCCTGATGCAGTTCTTGTTGTTGATTGTACTCCTGTCGTACCATGTGAGTAAGAAGGAATACCTGTTGCTTCATCGGCTAATTGTCTAAACCGATCAAACATCATTAAATTTTCTTGTGATGTATTTGGAAATTTAACTCCATGAATAGCCGCTCCTGGTTGTCCACTTTGTCTTCTAAATATTTTACCAGGAAATACTTTCATATCTTGACCTGGTACTAACATTGTTTCATCTACATCAAATACTAAATTACCTGATAGTGCCAAGTTATCAATTGCCATTCTTGCATGACCATTCATAACTTGTTGTGAATCTTGCATATTTTCTGGAATACCTACTCCAAAAAATTGATATGGATTTAATTCATAAGGGCATACCATATAAGGAATACGTCTTGGTGAAAAAGGATTTTCAACTAAACGTAATATTTTATTTCCACATACCCATGCATTAACTGAAACAATATCTAATGCATCATCAAATTCTAAATTAAGTTGTCTTGCTATATCTTTAGTAATAACTCCCCAATATTCTAAAACTTCAAATCTATTTTTATAAATAGTTGAAACTTTTTCTCCATCGTATAACGAGCCTTCAAATCCTCTTGCTTGATAATTAGGTCCCATCTCTAAACATTCACGAATAGCTTCAGGTTTAAATAAAGGTTTTTTAGATAAAGCTGCAAACTGTTCTCTGTTAAGAGAATGTCTTTGAATAATATACTCAGCATCATTCATGCTTGTTGCATTTGGATCTGGATATAAATTCCAACAGGATACAGCTTCAATAGAAGGAATTACTTTTGATTTTTCCATTGTTGCAGTTGTTCCTGTTTCTTGATCAGAACTAAATGCGTATTGTGTTTTTTCTGTAGTAAAAGGTCCTTTTAAAATACCTGTTCCTAATAATGCCATTTCAAAAAAAACATGTCTTAAAATTTTGATAGCTTCACTTTCTTCTAATTGATCGTGAATTAGTTTTTGCATTTTACCTGCCGCTAAACTTGCAGGTTCAATTTGTGGCATTGATTTATTGTCAGCTGCGGGTCCTTCTTCAAAACCTATATCTTTATAAGTTTGTGCTAAATCTTTCATTAAAGATTCAGCTGTTGCTCCTTTTGATAAATTACCACCATCTCCACTAAATCCATAAGGACTTTGTGGCTCAGTTGCAGCACCATTTGTTTGAGGCTGTTTTCCTTTTGCAAGATGAGCGTATTCATCAACTCCTTCAGGAACTGATGTAGGTGTAATACCAATTGGAAATTTTCCGCCTGAAAATAAAACTTCTATAATTTGTCCAAAGGCAGCTAGAACTTTTGTTTTTGTAATTTTAACAAAAACTTTTGACTTTTCATTTTCACGAAAAGCCATATCAGAACCATATAATCCTCTATAATTTCGATAAGCTTTAAGCCATCGTTTTTCATCATAAAGTCTTGAATTTTCTGATTGTGTAAATCGCTCTCTAATAAATCCAATAAATGGATCTAGATTATCTTTATCTGAAATTGCCATTAATCCTTTTTAAATTTGCCTGTAGGCTCTTTGACGTTTTTCTCTTTTAAGTCTTTTAGTTCTTTTGCTGTTAAAGTTGGATTACCACTTAATTCACGAGCTGTTGCTAAATCAATTTTAGAATAGCCTCTCATTTTAGATCCATCTATATCCATTTGTGATACATCTGCTACGAGTACAGGATTTTCCATTACTTTAGCTTTATACTTATCAACAGTATTAAACTTAGCATGCTCATTAAGAACATTCTTATCAGGTCTAATAGCCATGACTAGTAATCTCGTTCTTCTGCTTTTTTAAAAATAGATGCGTCTACTTTTTCTTTTTTACCCAATGCATGATCTGGTCCTAAAGATCCTTGTTTAACTTTAGCATTTGCATCAATTTCAAGTTTGTCGTTAGGTCTTTTAGCAACATCAGGTGAAAAATCACCTTGTTCTATTTTTCCTAATATTCCTTTACCTTTTGGGTATCCCATTCCTTCTGGCATAGTTTTCTCCTTTTTAGATTTATGGTTTTGGTGGATAGTAATTCTTTCCTTTTAAAAGATCTGTCTCACCATATTTTTTGTTTACTTTTTTTTCTTTTTTAAAATACGAAGGAGTTGCTTTTATACCTTCATAAATATTTTTAATTTTTTTCTTATACTTATTTGTAACTATTTTACTAGTTTTTTTTATAGTGTCTGTTAAGTCACTCATTAGTAATCTTTTTCGTCAGCTTGTTTAAATAAAGAATCTTGTACATGCTCTGATCCTGACTTCGTAGGATAGTTATTATCCTTTAATGCAGTTTCAGAATCATATTTTCTAGGTGCAACTTTATTAAAGTCAATATTCTTAGCTTCCTGATTTGGCTGTTTGCCATCAGGTGCTGCACCAAGATCTCCTTGATTTACTTTTGCTCTTGGGTCAAATTTAGTTTCCATAATTGTTTCCTATATTTTTA